AGTCGGAGCTTTCGAACATCCTCTCGCAGGAAATCATGTTTGAAATCAACCGTGAAGTTGTTCGTACAATTTACAAAGTTGCTAAGCAAGGTTCGCCTGCTACTGCAACCGCTGGTACTTTCAACCTTGATGTTGACTCGAACGGCCGTTGGTCTGTTGAGCGCTTCAAAGGTCTATTGTTTAACATCGAGCGTGATGCTAACCACATTGGTCAAGATACTCGTCGCGGTAAGGGTAACTTCATCGTCTGTTCGGCAGACGTTGCTTCGGCTCTTTCGATGGCCGGTGTTCTGGACTACGCTCCTGCTTTATCGACCAACTTAAATGTTGACGATACTGGTAACACCTTCGCAGGTGTCTTGAATGGTCGTTATCGTGTTTATATCGACCCATATTCGGCTAACTTAGGCGCTGCTTCGCAGTTCTACGTTGTCGGTTACAAGGGCACTTCGCCTTACGATGCAGGTATCTTCTACTGCCCATACGTTCCGTTACAAATGGTTCGTGCAGTTGATCCTAAGTCGTTCCAGCCGAAGATTGGCTTCAAGACCCGTTATGGTATGATCGCTAACCCGTACGTTACCACTAACGCCAATAGCGCTGTTGCGGATACTGATACATTTACTGCTAACCGTAACCAGTACTATCGTCGCACTAAGGTTACCAACCTTATGTAATAAACCGGCAAAGATCGGTACTTTAGAGAGGGGGCTTAGGCTCCCTCTTTTTTTATGGATAAATATATGAAACTACTATAAAATACCATGTTCACTGCTAATTTATCCGAATTAAAAGCTGACGTCACGGGTGCTGCTCCGTTTGTTCATAACTTCCTTAAGCCTAATGGTTTTAGGTTTGTTATTAAAGATTTACCTAACGTAGCTTATACTTGTCAGTCGGCTAACTTACCAGCCTTACAATTAGGCTTTGCTGTTCAACCTACCCCGTTTATCGATAGACCGGTGATAGGTGATAAGGTAACGTATGGTGATTTTACCATTCGGTTTTTAATAGCAGAAGATATGCGTAATTATCTTGAGTTATATGAATGGTTAATTGCACTTGGCTTTCCTAACGATTATACTCAGTATAAAGCATTTACCGGTGATCGTTTAAATCGCTTTCCTTTTTATAAGAATTCACGTGGAGACACTGAAGCTTTGGCATATTCTGATGCTACTTTGACCATTTTGGATAGCAATAACAATGCAAAAACTAATATAATCTTTAAAGATCTATTCCCTGTATCACTAGAAGCGTTAGATTTTGAAGTAACCAGCTCAACCGTAGATTATTTCGTAGCCATAGCTTCATTTAAATATATACAATTTACTATTGAAGCTTTATAATTAACTTTTGGAGTATATTATGTCGACAACACAACGTCAGATCAAACTTGATCTTAATGAGGTTCGTAAGAATAAATTCTTTGTAGCTACACCATGTTATGGTGGTCAGCTAATGGAGCCTTATTTTAGATCTGTAATAAAAACCATGACGTTCTTTAACGGTCACGGTATCCCTCTCGCCTTTGGTACTATTGCTAATGAGTCATTAGTAACCCGTGCTCGTAATGTACTTCTAGCATACTTCCTTAACTCTGATTATACCCATCTACTTTTTATCGATGCTGATATTGAGTTCCAGGTAGAAGACATCCTTAAGCTATATGCTCATGATAAAGATGTAGTAGTAGGTGCTTATCCTAAGAAAGGTGTAGCATGGCAGCGTATTAAGGATAATATGCAGCTGCCTGCAAACGGTGAGAAGACTTTCACTGATAAAGAGATTGCAGCATTTGGCTCTGATTATGCTATTAACTTTAAGTTCTTAGATAAAGAGACTAAGACTATTGCAGTAGAGAATGGTTTGATTAAACTACATGATGCTGGTACTGGTTTTATGATGATTAAGCGTGAAGCTATTCTAAAACTTATTAAAGCATACCCTGAACTAAAGTATAACAACGATGTTCAGATTAATAACGATCAAGTAGACCAGCATTTCTATGCTTTGTTTGATACTATGATCGATCCAGTGGATCGTCGTTATCTTTCAGAGGATTATACCTTCTGTCGCCGTTGGCAGGAGATTGGCGGTGATATCTGGCTTGATCCTTCTATCTCTCTAAACCACTACGGTCACTTCTGCTTCCAGGGTAATCCTTCTGCGATTATTCAGTGGAACGCACCTGTAGAAAACGCACCACCCGAGATTAAAAAAGAAGATATTATTACATTAGATCTACCTGATACAGTAGAATAATCTTCTTATTATATTATGAAGCTATCTGAAATCCAGGAAATGTGGGAGCAGGACTCTCGTATTGATGAGACTAATCTAGGTCGAGAATCAACGAGAGTCCCTACTCTCCATGCAAAATATCTTGTATACCTTTCCAAAGTTAAACTACAATTAAGGAAAGCAGAATCAGATTACTATAATACCAGACGATTAAAGTATAGGTATTATAGAGGTGAGATGAGTAAAGATGAGTTAGAAGATAACGGATGGGTTCAATGGCAGGGTAATAAGCCTCTCAAGAATGAGATGGATGAGTTCTTGCAATGCGATCAGAATCTTATTGAACTACAAGATAAAGTAGAATACTTTAAGACCGTTATCTATACTTTAGAACAAATACTACGCTCTATCAACTCTCGCACATGGGATATCAAGACCGCCGTGGAATGGAGCAAGTTCACTAACGGTATGATGTAATGGCTGATATAACTATACAAAGAAAAAACGATGTTCATCTAAAAGTTTTATCAGACCCCTCTATTGCGCAGGAACTATCTGATCATTTTACCTTCGAGGTTCCTGGAGCTAAGTTTCATCCCCTGTATAGAAATAAGATGTGGGATGGTCGTATCAGATTGTTCTCTATCTTTACTAAAGAACTCTATGTAGGCCTTTTACAATACCTAGAGCATTTTGCTGAAGCTAATGATTATACTATAGATTATGAACAATTCCAGCAAACAGCAGACGCAGTCACCCTTGACATGGTCAAGCAATTTGTGGGTGAACTCAACATATCACTGCCCGGTAACGAATCCGTTAGAGACTATCAAATCGATGCGATTTACCGCGCCATTTCAGACGGCCGGCGACTTCTTCTATCACCCACTGGTTCTGGGAAATCTCTTATCATCTATTGCTTACTCCGGTGGAATGAAAAGTTTGGAAGGAAGCAGCTCATCCTGGTACCTACAACCTCTTTGGTCGAGCAAATGTACTCAGATTTCCAATCTTACTCTCAAAACAATGGATGGAAAGTTTCGTACAATTGCTCGCGTATCTATTCAGGACACACTAAAGATAATCTCTTACCGATAGTTATTTCTACTTGGCAATCAGTATATCAACTTCCTAAAAAATTTTTTGAAGAGTTCCAGGTAGTATATGGAGATGAGGCTCATAATTTTAAAGCTAAGTCTTTGACTAGTATTATGCATAAGATGACTAAGACTCCATTTAGAGTAGGTACTACTGGAACCTTAGATGGAACTAAAACACATAAGCTAGTACTAGAAGGTTTATTTGGACCTGTCTATAAGGTCACTACTACTAAAGAGCTGATGGATAAAAATCAGCTAGCTAATCTTAAAATATTTGGTGTTATTTTAGATTATGATGATGCAATTAAGAAGAACAATAAAGATCTAAAGTATCAAGAGGAGATGGACTTTCTAGTTTCCTATGAACCTAGAAATAAATTTATTCGTAATTTAGCTCTAAAGCAAGAAGGTAATACTCTAGTTCTATTTCAGTATGTAGAAAAGCACGGTAAGCTTTTATTTGACTTGATCAATTCTAAGGTAGATAATAGAAAAGTGTTTTTTGTATATGGAGGTACAGAGACATCTGAAAGAGAAGATATTAGAAAGATTACTGAGCAAGAGAATGACGCTATTATTGTAGCATCTTATGGCACGTTTTCCACAGGCATAAATATTAGAAACCTTCACAATATTATATTTGCATCACCTACCAAGTCTAGAATTAGAAATCTTCAATCTATTGGACGAGGTTTGAGAAGAGGTGATGAAAAGGTAGAGTGTAAACTATATGATAT